CGTCGACGTGGCGTAGATACCCGTCGGAGAATAGTTGCCGCCGTCGGTGCTGGATTCGAGGATGATGTTTCCCCGGAAGTTGCCGGTCAGCGAGTAGGACATCGTCTCGCCCTTCTGAATCAAGAGCGGCGACGTGACGCCGACGCTGGCGATCGAAGAGCTGATCACCACGGCATGAGCCGAGGCGGCGAGCGCGAACATCAGGCATATTGAAGCGAGAATCTTTTTCATGGCGTCTCCTATGAAAGCGGCTCGGCAGCCTTGCCTTCGGAAATCATTTTCGCGTAGAGCTCTGACCCTAACGCTTCTTCAAGATCGACGTGCATCACAAGCCCCATCTCGCGCTTCCCGAGGTTGAACATCGTGTCGTTCGTTGATCCCGAGTAGATCGCGCCGAACATCTTCGCTTCAGTCAGCCATTTGTAGCAGACCAGCCGGCCCGACTTCGTCTGTCCAATCTCGGCGAGCGCGAACAAAAGCTTTTCGCGGCCCCGCAAAATCTTCTCACCGGCCTGCTTGACCTGCTCTTCATCAGCGGCGTTGCCTACGAGGTTCGGCTTGTCCGGCGTCATGCGGCCGCCGGCGACTGGAGAAGATTGGCGATGGGCGCCGGCGCTTGAGCTGGCGCGCCGCGGCCCGCGCCGTTCACGATCTGCGTCAGCGCGTTGTTGCCGTTCATGTCCGCCTTCGATAGATCAGCCGCTCCCTTGGCCAACGCGCCCGCTTTGGCGACGGCCGCCTGTTCCTGCTGCGCCTGCTGGCGCGCGGCGCGGATTTGCTTCACCACGTCCTTCGAACGAACGAGGTCAGGGTCAATCCCCAGGCGGTCGGCATAACGATCGATCATCTGATCGATGTCGAGGTTGTCCAGAACCGATGGGTCTGTCGTCTGAGCGAAGACGGCGCCGACGAACTGCGAAAATCTTTCGATTGATCCGATGCCGGCCAGGCGCGCGATTTGCGCCATGACGGAAAGGTACTCGACCTTCAGCTCGTGGCCATCGAGCGCATCCGGCGCGTCTGGCAAGAGACCAAGATTGTCGGCGATCGAGTAGGCGATGTCGATCAGCGGCCGGAAGAAGTCATCGTTCAGGTTCTCTAGCAGCGGGCTCACGGCACTGACCTTCTCGTCCTTGCCCTCTTCGACCTCGGTCGCCGTCGCGCGCTGGTTGCGGTCGTCGCTGATGATCATTAGGAAAAGCTTCACGTAGAAGTCATCCTCGATTCCCTCGGCGACCTTGTTCATCTTCTGTTCAAGGTGCGAGAGGTCGAGCCGGATTTCCTGCGATGGCTCGAAGGTCTGGCCACCGGCGGTGACATCGACGAGCGTGACGTCACCAGGGAGC